GCATTTATTAACGCAGTATTATCAGCAGTTACTGAAATATTTATTGATACATTAAATTCAACTTGTTTAATTGCTACATCTAATGCAAGAAATGCAACTAATAATGGATATGTACTTATATTAGCACTTTGTGTCTCTTGTGCAACTTCTAGTGCAAATGCAGCAACCGATGCAGTATTATTATCAGTTAATCCTGAATCCGCCGGAATTGGTGCAACATAAAAAGAAACATCTCCAATTGTAGGAACTGTATTCAAATCTGCTAAAGAAGAATTAATTATTAAAGAGATACAATATTTCAATGGTTTATCTATAATAGATGGATTCGATAAATTTACATTATTTGGACTTGGAGGATATACATTTAATATAAAATTAATTGAATCATTCTCCATAAATGGAAAAGATATCCAACTTGTATTACTCATTGAAGCTAAATCACCAAAACGTTTTTTATCTGTCAATAATGCTCTAAACAAAATATGTGCGAGTTTTGTAGAATCCGCATTATTACAATATAATGGTGCTGAATTAGTTCCTTGAATATAAGTATTAAAATTATGTTGCCAGTGTGCTTCTGTGGTTGTAATAAACGAATTTGCCATTGTTCTTGCATTATCTATTAAATCAACACCATAAGGTGTTCCAAATAAAATAGTTGATATATATTTAATATAATGAGTAACTACTAAATTTGCTGAACGAGGAGATGTATTTGGCATAACTGGAATAGAAGAACCATCATATACTAGATTAGTTGCAGTAGAACTATTAACATCATCCATCATAGCATTAGCAGCATTTAAATTCCATTCATTTGGCCAAGCTGTTAAATATTGTAAGCTATTTGAAGATAAATCTGTAAAATTTAAACCAGTAGATAAAAATCGGAATGCATTTTTCATATCTAATAACGATACATTTTGAACAGCATAATAATCACAATCTGGTACATCAGATTTAACTGAATTATATGTTCCTGCTATTCCAGTAAGTGATGCATCAAATTCAGAAACATATATATTCATACATGAACCTTGTGTAAGTAAATTTGTACCAGAACCTCCACCTACCGCACTAAAATTTGGAGTAGAAACTGGATTACTATAAATATTACTCATTATATATTATTTGGATTATTATATTTTACAAATATAATAATTTAACTAACTAATCAATACTTAAGCTGGGGCTGGAATAGGAGCAACATATAGTGTTGCATTATTTGTTGCGGCACCAAAAGTTGGAACTGTATTTTGACCAGCAGCAGCAGAGTTAATAATCAAAGAAATGCAATACTTCAATGGTCTATCTACTATAGCAGAATTTGACAAGTTGACATTATTTCCTGTAGGCGGAACAACACTCAACACAAAATTAACTGAATCATTTTCCATAAATGGAAATGGTTGATATGTAGTATTATCCATAGAAGTAACATCACCAAATCGTTTTGTATCTGTTAATAATGCTCTAAATATAATCTTGGCAAGCTGGTTTGAATCAGCATCAGTTTTTACTCCATTTATAATATATGTTGATTTATTTGATTGCCATTGTGCTTCAGTTGTAGTAATAAAATTTGTAGCAATAGTTTGAGCATTATCAATTAAATCAATACCAAATGGCGTTCCAAATAAAATATAAGAGATATATTTAAGGTAATGTGTTACTACCAAATTTGCTGACCTTGGACTCGTATTTGGCATAACTGGAAGAGGTGTATTAGTACCTGGTAAATCCGCAGCTAAATAAGTAGCAGTTGAACTATTAGCATCATCCATCATAGCATTAGCAGCATTTAAATTCCATTGAGTTGGCCATGTTGTTTTATACTCCAAATTTGGATTATTATTAACAGAAGTTGCATTTGCAAATTCTAAATCATTAGACAAAAACTGAAATGTGCTACGCATATCTTGCAATGAAACATTATGCACTGCATAATAATCACATATTGGGGTAGTATCTTTTGTAGAACTAAATGTTGCTAATGTTCCTGTAAGACCTGCATCAAACTCAGATACATAAATATTCATGCAACTACCTTGTGTAAGCAAATTTGTTCCGGCTCCACCTGCTAGCGCAGGGTCCTCTGATGGGTCTTCAGCTGGGTTAACATATCCGGTTTGTCCTGACATTATACTATTTATAACTATTATTATTTTTACAAAAAAATTAATTAATTATATAAAATAGTTATTTCTAAAGCAAAAGAATAATCATTTTCTAATAAATTAATTATGTCGCCAAATTTATTTAATAATTTTATTTGCAATTTATTAATTGTAACTGGTCCAAAATATTCTCGAGTTTTAAATATTAAATCTGAACTATTATCATTTATTAATGCATATTGTCCGCATGGTACAGATATTCTAGCCATTATATTATTTCCTAAATAATACGAATCGCCTAAAGGAGAAACTATACTATTTGTAACAAAATTTTTATTAAAATCATCTATTTCAAGAAATACATATTTCCATATTGATGACCCATATGTTCCCTCACTTTGCAAATATCCTTGATAGGTTATTGCAGGATAAACTCCATTATTTATATATGCATTATTTGATATAACTGTATAATTATCTTTTCTAAATCCCATCATCCATCCTGCATTTTTACAAGGTGACCTATTATTATTTTGTATACAACCTTCATTATCTAGCACAAAATCAACAACAAAATAAAAATTAGGGGAATAATCTTCACTTGTAGAATCATATGGACAATTTATATTATCTAAATCATCTTCATCTAAAGTATATGTTTCTGAGTCAATATTATCAGTTCGTGTTTTGGCACGTATTATTGTTTGTGATGATATTGTATTGATATTTAAATGTAAATATTGAAGACCATTTCCTAAATTCATAAAAATACTATTTAATGTATTTTCAAAAGTATTTGAAATATAATTACCATCCGGTATTATAATACGTTGGCTACTATCCGGATAATTTTTCATATTAAATAAATGAATTGTAAACTGATTACTTTTTCTAAAACTACAAAACATATGCCATTGATATGGTAACTGAAGTGATATAAGTTTCATAGAAATTACATTATTTAAAATAAGTGGTAATGTCCATATAAAATTACTAGAGCTTGTAGTTTCATAATTTTGTCTAAGTAATGTATCTAAACAAAGTATTTTAGTTATTGTTCGTTTTTCAATAGGATTAATAACTCCTACTGGAAATTTATAATTATATACATTTTGTGTTGGTATAACTTTATCTTTTGTAATTGCATGTTCTCCACCAGAAACACTTGATATATTATTTATAATATCATAATTAGTTGGTTTTCTATCAGGATTAATATAGTTTAATAATTTTGTTTCTACATTCTTTAAAAAATAAATATATTGTGTGTCTGATTTTTTAATAGTTTTTACAATTTTGGCAAGTCTTTCTTTAATAATTTCCTTTGAATACGACTCATTAATATGAAACAGTTGAAATAATTCTGAAATATTGTAATTGTCTATATTTAAATCTCTTTCATCCATTTCTATTACTATTTATGATAGATATTTTATTAATTATAATATTCTGTATCTAATATTCAGTTAATATTCAGTCCAATTAGTCCAATTAGTCCAGTCATTCATATCTATTTCCATATCAGTATTAGTATCACTATCTGTATCTTCTTTATTTAATTCTTCAATAATTTGAGCAAGTTTATCTGCTTCAAAAACAGCATTTTCTGGAAATCCATATAATTTAATATATTCTAAAATTTCAGGTTTAATTGTTGCAGCAGTTGGAGTAATGGTTGCTTCAGGAAATATACCACTAAATGATTTTGATAATTTATCTAAATATGCCGCTAATAATGTGTTATCATGCAATGTAGAATATGCGTCTTTATATTGTGGCATTGCTAATAATGTAGATTGTAATTCTTGAGTTTGATATACACATTGTAGCAATCCTTGCAATGAAAAAACTAATGTTCTTCTAATTAATTCATAATCACGATTATATCTTTTTAATTTATATAATTCAACTGATAATGTAGTATAATTAATATTTGATAAATTTTGCAATAAATATGTAAAGTTACCTTTTGAATATTCTCGTAATATATTACTAATTGTTATAAAACCTTTACTAGTTACCATATTATGATATAATGCACACCCTTTTTGTCTAGGTTTTTGATTATATGCAATTACTAAAGAAGATTCATCCCCTATTTGATTTGAACTAAATATAGATGACATATATATCCACTTTTTAAAAAAATGGAGCAAATCCACTTTTACACCTTTTAACATTTCAAACGCCGATTATTTATCTTCTAATTTTTTTAATCTTTCATCTACAATTTGTAGTATATTATAAATTGCTTCTAAATGTGTAACAAGTTCTTGGTCATAATATCTTGCTAATGGAACTGATTTAGAATATCTATTATTATTAATCGCAGTTTTCTTTTCAGTTAATACATCATTTATGACCTTAAAATTATGTTCTATTGATGTTTTTTTATCACATTCATCTTTTTCTTTTTTTTGTTTTTCCAATTCTAATATTCTTACTTGTAATTGTTGTATTTCTTCGGTAACTGAAGTCATGTTAAAATATAAATACTATTTTGTTTATTATTTATATTTCAATTTTATTATAAAATCGGCATTTGAAATGTAAAAAGGTGTAAAAGGTATATTTGCACCTTTTAACAATTCAACCGCCGAATTTTTCTAGAAATGTATCTAAAGGCATCGGATGCCACATCATAAAGTTATCTTTATTATAACTTAATGTGCTAATACATTCAGTGTAAATTTTAAAAAAAATATTATTTTTATCATTTAAGTTAGTGTAGAATAAATATGCTTCTCTCATTTGATTGTAACTCATTATTTCATCATATTTTTCTTCAAATAATATATTACTAATATCATCATCATTAAAATTATAAATTTGTATTCCAAAAATATCTCCATTACTATAAATACCCATTTCTAATGTATAATATTATTACTTCTTTTTAAATTATACCTATAATTTAATAGTTTTTTTATATTTTTTTCTATCTCTTTTTCTACCTTTTCTACTTTTTCTAATACCTTTTCTACTTTTTTTAATACCTTTTCCTAATGGATTTTGTAAAATACAATAACCTCTAATTGGTTCAACTTCATCTAACGCTTTACTTTCATAATTTACAGATACATGTGTAACTGCTTTAGATACAATAGTAGGTGTATCTTTTAATGGGTCTAAAAAAAAAGTTTTATCATCATCGCCTTTATATTGTTTATTACTATAACCAATTAATAAAGTATAATGACCTCCAATTAATACTAAAATAGGATTATTTCCCTCAATTTGTTCTATAATAACTTTTCGTGGAATATTAGGTTTTGTAAAACAATCTTTAATATATTTATTAGCAGCTAAATATTCATATGGGTCTTGTTTATCATTATTATCAGAATCTCTAGTAATATCTCGTACAATATCACATTGGTGTATCTCAATACCTGGATTATAATACTTAATTATCATTTGAGTAACTGCAGCATAACACCAGTTTGATTTTTCCTGTTTAATTAATGGAATACTTAACATTTTTTCTGCCATATTATTAGTAAATATAATAAATAAACCAGTCTGGTTTTTCTCTTTTTGTCCATTTTGCCAAATGTCTTTTTTGCGGTGACATATAATATTGTTGGTATGCTTTAATTGGGTCGCCTACTACTTTATATTCATCTGGCATACATTGTGCAAATGGAGTTAATCCAACTTGAGGAAATTTATCTGCTGAAGGCATATGTTTTAGCAGCTTACCTGCTACAAGAAATGATTTATGACATTCATGTTTTGTATGTCCAAATCGATATCTCCATTCATTATGCATTTCATAAACAAGTATTAATGTCCAAATATAATTCTGTTGGGATTGACGAACCCATATAGTTACTGGATGATTTTTATGGGAAATTTTATATAGCTGCAATTCACAAATTGGGTCATCTGGTTCAATTAACCGTTTTGCCGCACAAAGTACTTGAACTGCTTCTAGAATTATTTTTACAATATGTTTATCAAACATCCATTCGGCAATTTGTTTTTGGAAGAGAGAGAGAATGAATAAGTTCATTTCCACTTACGCTAGAGGCGGTCGGTTAGTGGAGCAAAGCAAGTTAATTAAATATGATTGTTATTTGGTTTATTGGGTTGGTTACTTTATATTGAAGTAAGAGAGAAAAAGTATTTCAATTTTATTAATATTTGCTCCACTTTTTAAAGTGGAAGAGAAAAGTATTTCAATTTTAAAATAAATATAAAATTATTAGTAGGATTGGTTTAACAATATTTGTAAAATCTATTATATATTAAACAGCTTTACACCTTTTCTCATTTCAAACGCTCATTTTTATATTAATTTTCCATTAATGTATATTTTATTATCATAATTACAATAAAAATCAAAACATTTTATTTCATTATCAGTTGAATAAGTGCTAACAATGTTGTTTGATGAAAAAGATAATATACCTATAATAATTTTTGTCTTTAATTTTGGAATATTATTTTTTTTTCTATACTCATTTAATCCTTTTATTAATATATATTTCACTTCATTATCTAACCCTTCGTGGTCATCTGAAATGTAATCAAAACAATATTTACCATAATATGTCTTATAGTTTTTTCCAACTTTATAAATAAAAGTAATAAATGGCATATACATTATTATTTATTTATATTTAAGTTATTTGGGCGTTTTAAATGAGAAAAGGTGTAAAAAATCACCATTTACATAATGATGTACTAAAAAACTTATTAATCCTAATAAAACATCCACCAATAAATATATCCAAGATTGTTTGTTACCACTGATAGCATTATAAGCAAATAAAAAATATAAAATAGAATGTACTGGTCTTAAATCATTCCACCATATTTTCTCTCCAAATGTTTCTGCACCTGTTTTTCTTGTTCCGGTTAAATATATATAAATAAAACCTATAGCAGGTAATAATGCTAAGTAACCTAAATATTTCAAATATTGTGTATTTATATATTTAGCAATAATAACAAATAGAGTGCGAACTCCAATACATCCGATTAAAAACAACAAAAATCGTTTTTGTAAATGATTCATTATAATATAACTATATTTTATGAAAAATAAAACAAAAAAACAGTTTTTTTTTAATCCGAAAAATCCTAAAAAATCATTTGATGTATATATTGATAAAAATCCAAAAGATACAATAAAAATAAAATATACAACAGTGGAAGATGTTAAAAATACGATTAATAAATTAGAAACATTATATAAAAAGAAAAAATATACACATAAGCGTATATGGCAAGTCGGTATGATTATGAATGTTCGTTTGAAAGTATTGAGAAATAAAAAACTAAAACAATCTACATTGGCAAATAAATATTTTAAATTTTTAGGAAACAGAACCAAATTAGATAAAAAAGAAAGATATAAATTATCATTTGTTATTTGAAATGTTTTCTGTCATTATAATAATGACAAGAAGTAATAAAAAGAGTAAAAGAACATGGAGTATAAAATATAAAAAAAGTATTAATTGTAGTAAACCAAAAGGATTTTCTCAAAAACAACATTGTAAATATGGAAGGAAAACTTATAAAAAAAAATAAATACAAATTATATAATGGTTCCATGCACAATAAGTTGTTCAATATCAGCAGTATTCATTATTGGAATGATATATATGAATTATTCTATATCAACGAGTGAACTAATTTTAAAATACAAATCACAACTTCCAGCAAATTTGCAAAAAATCTATGAAGAAATAACAAATGAAAGAATAACAATTTATTATCAAGGATATATTCTAGGTGTTATTCTTTCTCTCTTTATCATTTTTGGAAATGTATATTCAAACTATAAAATGTTATCAACCACATCCATGGTTTGTTTAGTTTTAGCAACAAGTTTTATAACAAATTATTTTTATTATATTCTTTCACCTAAAAAGAATTGGATGTTGAATTACATAAAAACTCCTGACCAAACAAAAGCATGGTTACATATGTATAGAGGTATGCAAGTTTATTATCATACAGGATTGGTTCTTGGTATCATTGCAGTAGGAATATTTGCACACGCTTTTAGACTTAGAAAATAAATACAAAACATAAAAACTTTAAGGTTAGTTTTTATGTTTCAAATGTGTTTTTTTATTTAAGATGCTTTGCCAAACCGTTAATTTTGAGTATCATTCAAACATTATACTAACATATTATTATAATGTTTTTTATGTGTAAATTGTGGAAATACTATAAAATCATTAAATAAACAATTCAAACATCATCAAAAAAATTATGAAATAATTGGTTGTCTTAGATAATATTAAATTCTATTATTGTAATAACATAAAATTTTATAAACTCATGTAATATATGGCAATAAATGTTACACCCCAAGAGATTGCTTTAGGAAGTTTTTTAAGGAGAAAGTCCGAAGAACTTCTATTTCATATGACAATGTATAATACAATAACTAAATATCTGAAAAGTTCGGATGATAATGATGGTCTTGCCGATTTAGATGATATTCTTACGTATTGCCATGCCAAAATTACAAAAATGGTCGATAATGCAGCAGATGGCGATAATGACACCAGAACAAGAGGTGGTAGTATAAAACTCAAAAAAAATAAAACCCGAAAAAGAAAATAACTAATATAAACATTAATACTTTGATAAAAAATCGGCGTTTGAAATGAGAAAGGGTGTAAAATAAATGGTTGACACGAGAAAAGGTGTAATCCGCATATCATTTCATAATTTCAAAAATTATTATATAACTTAAAAATATACCAAAAAAGTTCTTTGCAAACAAATCTAATATATTGTAACATGAATTTTTAACATAATAAGGTAACACTGCAACAAAACCATACATTGACCAAAAAAAGAAGAAATACAAAAATAATAAATATCCATATGTGTTTTGATTGACATAGTTTACATAAATGATATAATAATAAAGTAAAAATGGTATAAATCCTAGAAATACTCCAAGCAAAACAGGTATAATTCTCATTTCACCCAAATAACCAAAAAATAACATTAGCCAATTTAAAAGCAATATAGGTATAAAAATAGTTGAATTATCTTTCAAAAGTGTAAACAAATCTAATTCATTTGTATTATTTTCTACACTTTTATTCAAATAAATTAAATATAGCATTAATGATATTAGCATTAATGGAGTTGTAATAGCCCAATCTATATATCTTTTTGGTGTAACATTTACTACCTTAGTAAAATTATACGCTAACCAAAAATAAAATGTTCCTTGAAAAAACTGAACAATTAATTCTATTAGTAGTAATTGTCTTAATAAATAAATAGTAGGAACTTTTATAAAAAATGTACCTATCTCTATTATTCCTGTTATTATTTGAACAATAATTGAAATTATTAATGTAATATAAAATAAATATTTTGTATTCATATATTAGTTAAATATTTTAATGTAAATAATCGATTGTGTAAATAAATACCAGTGTAGATTAAGTTTGCGATTTTTTTGCATAAACCTTCTCTCTCAACTCTAAATAATAATTATATCTTTCTTCAGATTCTAACTCGGTAGAAAAAACTTTACAATTACCTGTTGCAATTTGCTCGACCCATTTTTTATCTATATTGGATTCAGGATTTTGTTGTATCATTGTATTGAATATTTTGATTGTTTTCCAGTCTTCCAATACTTTTTCAAATATGTAAATGACTTCTTCACCAGTGGAATTGCGCTTCATCGTTTTCTTTTTCTTTCTTCTCTCTTGTTTCTTGATATTGTATTCTTCTTTTTGTTGATTCATTGTTTATATTTGAATAGATTGTTTTAATATTATTTATTTTCAACAATACAATCACAAATATTTTCAGTAAATATTTTCATTACTTCTACTAATTCTCGGTTATTTGATTTAACATTGGATGATAGTTTATTTACACCAATCAATACTTCATCAATTTTAGATGGTAGTTTTGCATGAATTGTAACTTTTTTATTTTCTTGTTTAATTCTCATTTTAATTTGTTCTATTTCTTCTTCATTCTTAAGTTGTTTTCGTATTTTTCTTTCTAACTCTTTCTTTCTTTGTTGTTCTTTTTGTTTATATAATTCTTTTTTTTTCTGTTCTTGTTGCAATATTTTTAATCGTTCTTCTTCTTGTTTCTTTTCATGTTCTTTTTCTAATTTTATTCGTTCTATTTCTTTTTGAGTTCTAGTCATTTCATCTATCATAATTTTTTGTTCTTTTACCATATCTTCTAATTCTTTATAGGATAATTTTTCATATTCTATTTTAGCAGTAGAATAAACAATGCTTTCAGATATTTTTGTTGGTATATTTGGATTATATATTTGATTTAATCCAACACACATTTGTGATGGAATTGCTGAACCAAAAACTCCATAATTACTAGGAATATATCTATTACATAAATGCTCATTTATTAAACTATTTCTTTTTTCATTATCTGTTATATAACATTCAAACCAATTATTTTCACAATTATGAAGATAAACCCGACTATCATGAGAATTAATCCCTCTAGATACAATAGATTCATATGTAGTTCCAAGATATTCAACCGAATATATTATTTTTTTATAATAAGCAGGATTAAATATATATTTTAATGAACTAATAGTATCTTCTTTTTCAATTTCTTGAAACATATTTTTACCATAATGTGTAAAATATAAACGAGATACATCAATCATATTATTTATATAATTTATAGAAGGATGAATAATTATAACACGATTTTTAGGTTCACAAATATAAACTGAAACTTCATTTGAGTAATCTAATTTAATAATACCTTCTTCATTAATAGTTGCATTCTTTAATAAATCTTTATATTGAGCATCCACTTTTAATGGTTCAAAATTTAAGCTTATTGGATGTATTTTAGAGTTTCGTTCTTTATTAACAGTGCTACTGGAGTTCATCATTGAGTTCATATACATTATTGGATTCATCATTTGTTATACTTTCAATAAAGAGAGAAAAAGGATTTCAATTTTAATTATAATGGTTATTCTGATGGATAAGAGAGAAAAAGTTATTGAAGAAATGGGCTACTGCCTGGAAATAATGTGGTTAGGACTTCCTTAATTAGAGGAGTTGTGAGGTTGCAAAGAATATTCAGGAGGACAATTGCATTATAAATTAGTAAATCGCGTATGTTTAATTAAGCATTCTCAATTACCCGCCAAGGGTGTCAGTTAAACTTACACCCTTTCTTTATGAGAAACATCTTTTATTGCATGACGAATATTACTAATTTTTCTTTAAATTATTAATGAGGGAATACTATTCTCCCCCTTGCGTATTCCTTAAATAGCAGACAACTTTGCCCCAATACTTTTAAAATAAAAAGCATTATATAAAATATTTTTATCTAATGCTTTTGCCAAAGTCTTGTCGCTCATTTTGAGTTGTTTTATACAATCATATTTACATACAAATTCTTTCACTAATTGGTTTTCTCCATTGAACTGACCAATGCCATCTTTATATAATAATGGCGAACCATATTTGTTCACAAAATTGGACATTAATTTTTCTTCCAAACAAACATTATATAAAACATAATAATGACCATTTGTTAAACTAAACTTTTTTACTGGTGTATCTAATGCTGAACTGGATTGATAACCATTACAACTAGCTGCTGTTTTTCTATCCAAATATACATTTAATATTTCTGTTTTATCTTTATTCAATTTTGCGATATAACCTAGACATTGAACCTTTGTTTGCATTGTTTCAGCAATATTAACAATAATTGTTGAATCTTCAATTAGTCTATCTACAAATGCCCATCGATATCCATGATAAATTGTATTTTCATTGATAGCTTTTACAATACTCGGTCGTTTTAATATAAAATTAGATTCTTTTATACATTCAGCAACAGATTCATATACTTTATTTAATAACATAGTTTCTGGATTAATTTGTTGTAATTTTGGTCCTAATGTTACTAATGGTTGATTGAAATTAGTGGTAGTTTTTGTTTGTGTCGAATTAAACTTTTCCAACATTTCTTTATTTGATTTTTCAAGATTATCCATTTTGCTAGATAAATGTTTGACTTGTTGGATTAATTCAAGAATTAAAACATTACTATTATCATTTTGTTTTAGTTCAATCAATAATTTTAAATTAGCATTTTCTAATTCTTGTTTCCTAATATCATTATCATTAAAATGTGTGTGATTATGATTTGCAATTTGCAGTAATGTTTGGTAAGATAATTTTTTTCCAATTAAAAAAAGTTCTGTGTCAGTTTCATGTCCAGGTAAATCAGTAACTCTATTTAATCTAACACTATCATGTTTTTGTAAAAAAGATTCAAATGCTAAACTATTATTTACTGCAAAACAATCTAATAATAAACATTCTTCATATTTGCTTTTATGCTCATTATATCTACCAGTAATACCCTTACGACTTTCTCCAATTTTGATAATATATGTACCATTTTCAAATGTTTTAACTTTTACAAAATATACTAATGAACATATTGGTTCATATTCTTTCAATAATATTTTCTCTCTTTCTATCATCTTTTGCTCTCCTAATTTTATGTCATATTCTTTTTTCTTAATATTTTCTACTTGTTTTGTTTCTTCTTGTGATTTTTCTAATTCTTTTTGTAAATCATATACTCCATTTAATCTTATTTCTTTTATTACTTCGCATACCCAATTTTGAAATTTTTCTGCAATTGGTTTTCGCGATTTAAACAATACTTTGTATAAACCTTTTTCAGTAAGAAATGTTACTTGTTGTGAACCACCAAGGGTGTCCATAGTATGGACTACCTTTTCACTTTCATTAAAATCATTTATAGAGGTTCTAATGTTTGATATTTCTAATACTGTTCCTATATCACTAGCACGAAATAATGGATTATTTATATCTCCTTTAATTATAATTTCAGTATGTAAATCATTTGAGTTAAAGGCTTTGACTATATCCATGGGTGTTATACTCTATATTACAACCTTTATTTAAGTTGTTTTCAATATATTGTTATATTTATACATGTACATAGTATCTACATGTATTTTAGCATTTTATATTGTTAACTGGCAAATTAAATAAGAAATAACAATTGTATTTATAATGATGATGTAAGTTAAACATACATCATCTTTTTCTGTCTCATTAAAATTATATAAATATCAAATAGGTTTGCCAACTAGCAAAGCAATATGTTAAATAAATGATACTAAAATCAATATCATTTATTTATGAATAACAATATAAATATATCGTGTAACCAAGCGCTTAATTTGAGTAAGCACATTGATGCTTGTATTTTTTGATACAAGATGGACTATCCCTTAAGTCATCACTGAAAGTTACTAGCTTTCTCAGACCCACTCCATTATAGTCTCTGAACCTTCTCCATATGCTTGTATAGCGCACTTAGGAGCTTGGCTGCGGATTGTCCAATCCTTTTCGTTATTACTATGCCCTAGGTCATTACCCTGGGTTTTTGCTGTATTTTCACACAACAAAGTAGTAGAAAAGGCTCTAAGGAGTTTCCTGCAATTTAGAAATGTTGCCTCTTGTTGACTTGATAGTCAAACTGAGACTAGCTGGTTATATAATGCAATATTTAAAACACTATTGCATATTTGTTTTACACTGTTTATCCATATTAGAAAACAAATATCTAATATGGCAGCCAACTGTTGGGCCCTGCTTAGCAAATAAATTGCTTGGTTAAGGCCTCCCATGCCCGACATGATTCTGAGCACGTTATAATTTGTTGCATAAACACGGACCTTTGCCGTTTTTGTTCCTTCAACTGTGGCATTTGAGAGCACAAGTTGGAGTGTGGCGTTATCAATTCTGGAGAAATTGCACGTGCCCGAGGGTTGGTGTTCCTCAGGGCGTAGAGCAAAAGAGTACACATTGATGCCTTCATCTGGGCATCTTGTATGGCACTGGTATGGCTGAACCCACGAGAAATAAGAACCTTCACGCTCAGAGAAACGGTCCTGGCCATTGAGCTGAATCTTGGCAACAACCACCGGGTTCTGGCCCCAACAATGCATGTCCAAAGATGTTTCCGAAAGAACGAAAGTTCCGGCATCAGAGACAGATGACCCACCATTGTGGTCACCTCCAGCAAGCTGAGCCGGTGTCAAGCCAAGAGCAGCAATCTGAGCTGCCGTTGTGCCTGGCGCCAAAGGAACCGCTGGGCCACCAAAGTTGGTTTCATTCAATGCATTGTCATATTCACCTCCATGCCAGTATCCTGTGAATCCAGCATTCATGTATGCATCCTCAGCACCCGCATCTTGGAAAAGACCGCGAGCATCAATGAATGCACCTGCACCAGCAACCTCAGATGGGCCACCGAATGCATGGATAGCATTTGGAAGAGCATCAATCGCATCCGTGTAGTTGAATGCTTGAGCACCAAGAACTTTGAACAATGTAGAATCGCACAACAGAGATGAGCAGTAATCAACATTCTGGTCAGGCTGAACAACCCATATCAATTCCTTTACGGGGTGGTTAAAGTTCAGTCTAATCTTGTTACTTGAGCTACCAACCGACTCGTCACCCGTGAATTGAAGCTGGTCTATCAAATACTCATGCGGATTTTGCGCGAAGCGTCTGCGCTCGTCAGTGTCGAGGAAAACATAGTCAACATACAGAGATGCAGCAACCAAAGACTGGTTGTATGCAATCGATGCCGGGACAGTTGTTCCTATCGGATACTGGCCAGATGCGGCATTTGTTGGACTGGTGTTGCAGCTGAGTGTTGTAACGGCCCAAAGACATTCATCAATAGGTCTGATATCCAAATTAATCTTAACTTCGTGATACTGTACGAATCACTTATACCCCTACTTTCGTAGTATTTATCTGCAATCTCAATTCGATTAATTATTACATATTGAGATTTATGCAGGGGACTAGACTATATCTTAAGTTATCATTGAAGTTGATTAGACTTCTCAAACCCATAACCATTTAGTCGTTGAACCTTCCTCATTTCCTTATCATTATGGAATTAGAGGCTTGGCTGCGGATTGCCAATTTCAGATGTTGTAACAACATCGTCATACGGAGGATTTTTACCATACCTGAGTTCTATTCTCAGCCACTGCAAACTTTCATTTACAGTTTGGTACCCCAAATATTGTGTATATTTTGTATTAAAGCGATTAACATTTACAATGTTATTAAAGTAGTAGTGTAGTAGTAATTTATTAGATTTTTGTCTATTTTCTATTCCTGATAAAGGTTGTAAATTAGTCCAGTGAAAACAAATATATTTATCAATCTCATTTTCAAAATTGAATTTATTTATTGGAAGTATATGGTCTATTTGCCAATAACTTCCAAAATTATTCCAATTCATATTTTCGTCAAATCTATATTCAATCCATGTTTTTAAAAATTCTATATCACATCCAATATATTTAGTATATGATGTTTTTTGATTTTTTAATAATTTATGAATTTTACTTCTTAATATTTCTGACATTTTGAAATTAATATCTGTTTTCCGTTTTTCTTTTATTTTTAATTTACGAATAGGTAAATAATCTTTGCATTTTTGTTTGATATGTTCTTTATTTTCTTCACGATTTCTATATTCTTTTTTTTGTTCATGTATTTTATCTATATTTTGATTACGATACTCTTTATTTTTTACAAGAAGACAATCTTTATTATTTTCATAATAATTTTTATTTTTTTCTTGTATATGAACACTATTTTGAATACGATAATCTTTTCTACAATCTTTACAATCATATCTAAGACCATCTTTGGAAGATTTTAATTTACCATAACATTCTACTAATTTATTTACTTTACATTTATAACATATTTTTTGTTCCATTACTATACTACCACTTATTGCTTTGTCTTTAAGTAATATTTCATACAATATTTTTTTTACGTCTTTACGGGTTTCCCGCAATTTGGATATGTTGCTACCCATTGCTAGTTTCATATAAGAAACTTTAGCAACAGGCAACTAGCATCTGGGAATGACAATCGAAATTGTCCTGAGACCGCAACATTGTTTCCCTAAAGCATTGCTCAGATACTTCAGGATGGATACTTTTCTGCCCTACAGATTTGATTAAGGCGATGAGAGGAAGAGCCAGACCAGGATTGGTGCAAAACCAGAACTGGAGTGGGATATAAAGGGTTGTTTCAGGAAGAGCGTTTCTTGGCGCGCAAACTTGTCTTGGCGCAATAGAATCACAAGGACCATCAATCTCAGCGAAAGACGGGTCTGTGATAAATGTAAGCTGAGTGGTGTTACCAATCATCTTGAAGTAACCTCTCTGCTGTTCAGCTGTCATTGTGAGCTGAGTCCAGATATGCATCCAGTCACCATACTGTCTGTCAATTCTCTGGCCACCAATCTCAACTTCAACCTGGGCAATAAGCTGCTCTCCCGGGTAATCCAACCAACGTGCATAAACACTTCTTGTCTGAGATGCAGCACTGGCAGCATTTCCCATAAGCTGGTTGATTTCTGGAAGAGTCACTTGGAGGTATGTGCGGTAGCACAAATCACCATTTCTGCTGATTGTGCATGTCACTCTTCGTCCAAAGTCGGCTTGTCCGTTAAAGGTCTGTTCAATAGATTCAATTGAAAAATTCGTGTATCTTCTGTATGTCACCTTCCAAAAGGTAATTTGTGGATTTCCTGTCAAATAAACATCTTGTGCGCCGTAAGCTACTAACTGCATTAATCCTCCTCCCATCGATTATAGATTTTACAAAGAAAAAAATTTTAGAAAAAAACATTTAATTCATTTTAATAAATATTTTAATTACTAATTATTAAATTATTATTTAACTCTGGTATTTCATAACATATTACACATAGACAATAATATTTTTACAGCATGCATAATTTTTATATTTATCGTTGAATTTTCCTAAATAATTAATAAATTAATAAATCAATAATATAATTCAATAACTTCTACTGTTTTCTCAGTTGAATTTTCACACCAGTAATGAATACATTTTAATAAATTATTCTCTCTTTCAGTCCATTCAACTAATCGTGATTTAGTTATTTGTATAATTCCTAAACTATTTGCTTTCCAACAAGATGTTATTTTATTTCCTAAATCATCTACATAACCATCAGGATTAAATCGTATAAATACTAAAGGTCTATGACCTAAATCCTGTGAGATTTCCATAATTCTTTTATTTTCACAACTGCAATCATAATTAGTATGTTTATTCTCATCTATCTCAATAATTATAATATGACTACCTAAATCTACTAGTAAATCAGGTCTTCTTTTAGAACATCCGTCAATAACTTTTTTATCAGAATTCCAAGTAAATTTAGGAAATTTTTCTATAATTTTTTCAACAATATATTTTTCTTTCGTTTTACTACATTAACTCTACTAGACCTAAATAAATAACTTACCTAACATTATTTAACCCATAATACGACTTAAAAATATATTATTATATTATATAGTTGAATGGAAGAAAAATATAAATTATTAGAAGAAGAAAATAAAAGATTACGAGATGAATTAATTGCAGTTAAAGAACACTTGAAAAAATATACTGCACCAGCAAGAAGTAAAACATTTTACGAAAATCATAAAGAAGAAATACTTGAAAAAAAAAGAGACCCAAAGTTAAAAGAGCAACGAAAGGAAATAAATAAACGCGCCTATCAAAAAAGAAAAGAAAAGGAACAAGAAAAGGAACAAGAAAAGGAACAAGAATTAGAAACAATATAATATATTTACGATAAGAACTTAAACATAGTAATCTATATAATGTATAATGGAACTGCAAATATATGAAGAGAACGAGACTAAAGAAGAAGATGAATTATTTCAACTAATGAAATGCAAAATGAGTACAGAACAGGAACAAATATTTATGACAAGTCATTATTTATATTTACAATATGGAACTGACAATACTAAATTTGTAGTTAATTTTGACGAGGTTTGGAAAAATGTAGATTTTTCAACCCTAGGTAATGCAAAACGAATATTAGTAAAACATTTTGTAGAGCATATAGATTATAAAAAACTCGCTTATCATTTGGGAGAAGCGAGTTTAGAAAAAAAAGCAGCTTATCATTTGGGAAAAGCTGCTTTTATAAATGAAGAATGTGAAAATAATGAAAAAGCAGCTTTACTTTTGGGTAAAGCTGCTCCACCCAATTGTGGAGCTGCTTTTACTACTAAAAAGAATTTAGGTGGGTCGGGACAAAATAAAGAAACCATTTTATTAACTGTAGATTGCTTTAAAAATTTTTGTATGTTAGCAGCAACACCAAAAGCGAAAGAAATACGAACTTATTATATTAAAATGGAAAATATAATGCACGAATATTATAAAAATTTTAAATCTAAAAATAATGAATTACAAACAACTCTTCAACTTTCTCAAAACTCATTCCAATTATCACAATCATCGCTCCAACTATCACAATCCGCACTCCAACAATCTATAAAAGAAACCGCAATTAAAAGACACGAAGTATTGATTGAAAGTAATCTAAATAAATGGGTAGTTTATTTTTGCAGAATTCAGTTACGAGAGGATGGCAGTTTTATACTAAAAATTGGAGAAACTATTGATATCAAAAGTAGAATGGATGCATTAAGATGTAATTTTGAAACAAATATAATATTATTAGATGTATTTATATGTGAAAATAGTATTAAATTTGAAAAATCATTACATAATAGTAATGAACTTGTCAAATATAAATATAATCAATTAGAGCATAAAAATAAAAAGTTATCAACTGAAGCATATCATATTCCAAATCAAAAAGAATATGAAAAGATTTTAAAATTTGCTAATAATGAAATGCATAAATATAATAATATTGAATTGACTAAATTACGAATTGAAGAAAAAAAGATAGATTTATTTGCTTCAAAGATTAAATTAATTGAAACATTAATTCCACTTTGTAAAAATTATGATGAAATTATGAGTATTTTACATAAATTATGTGATACATCACATAAAAATGAATTACATATAGTTTCAACACACGACAATGTAAAAGAGGAATGCTACGACATACCATGCTTAGACAATAGTCAGCATAAAGAAGAGGAAGACTGCAAAAGCATTTGCAAAGAAGAAGAAAAGGAGGATGAAAAAGAAGATGAAGAATGCAAAAGCACTTTCAAAGAAGAAGATAAAATTATACCTGCTAGTTCAACCGGACCAATAGTTCAAATATATCATAAAAGTGATTTAATAAAAGTGGTTCATGTGTATAATAGTATTATAGAAGCAACTAGAGATTTTAATTATAACAATAAATCAGCATCTTTTACCGCAATAAAAAAAGCATATCAATATAAAACAATTTATCAAGATTATAGATGGCATTTTATTTTTAATCGTCAAGAAATTGACTTGCAACAATCTCGAAATATTGGTGAAACAATGATTACTCAAGAACGAAATCAAGGACAAATAGCAATGTTAAATATTGATAAAACCAAAATAATAAAAGTATTTAAATTATCTAAGGATGCTGCAAAAGAAATTTTACAACATCCATCTGCAATGTGTTCGGCAATAAAGCATACATCACCTTTAAATAATCATTATTGGATGCATTGGGAAAATGTGGATGTTTTACTACAAGATGCTTTTTTACAATTAAATATTCTTCCAGCTAAACAAGAAAATATCAGAGGAATAAAAATTAAACAATTACATCCAATAACAAATGAAATTGTAAAATTATTTGTTTCTTATACAGATATTCAAAAAGAATTAAAGATTTCAGTTAAAAAAATAAAAGAACTAATAGAGAGTAATGAAATCTATAAAGGAAAATATAAATTTAAATTAACTTAAATGCTATTACATTATTATATCAACATGGAAAATAATAATGTAAAAGAAGATGAATTTTGGAGGAGATATAATTTATCTCAAAATAAAGAAAAAACAGGAATAATTATGCCGCCTCTTTTTTCAAAAGGAGATAAATTTAATTGGTTTAATCTTGATGGGTCAATTAACAAATCAGGAATAATAAAGTATTTACGGAATGATGAATGGGAAAAAGAAAATTCACATAAAAAAGGGAATTATTATTATTCAGTAGATTTCACAGATGGGTCATTTGAAACCTATTTGAGCGAAAATGTGATGATAAAAATAAACTAGTATTATTGAAGTAGTTTATTAATATCCATATTATCTGAAATAAAAGTTTGCAAATAAGAATCTGAAAAAACTTC